CCGTAGTGCTTCGAGTTTGAAGGATAGCGGCTCTTTGGTGTATAGTGGCGGGTCTGTGGGTTGGTCGCTTACGTGTACGCGTAAGTACGGATTGTATATTCCGCTATCCATTACGGTTGTTAGTGCGGCTGGTAGTGTGCGCGGCATGGTCTACTGGCCCCAATTGTGGTATTGGTCATTCCAAGCGCGGGTATCTGGTTCCCCTACTTTCCCTTTCTTGGTGCGTGCGGCTGTTGCCATGCGTGCGGCGAACATAGCGCCGAAACTGCCCGCTATTTCCCGGTAGTTGTCGGTCTGGTCTTGTGACAAGTTGATTGTTTCCACTCTGGACACGGCACGAATGAAGATAGAGAAGAATGCCCCGCCGTCAATCATGGCCTGATTGTATGCGGCTGGTATCGTGCTTTCTGTGGCGCTGTCCAGTCCGTTGATAGTGTGGTTCTTGGTGTATGTCACGATAAGAGTATCTGACGTGGTAACTGGTGAGCGTAGGCGAAAGAATAACCGTTCGTCTTCGTTGTACTCGTCGAAGTCCAAGCTCTCATCTAGCTCGTTGGCGGCTGCGCCTTGTTGCAGTATGTCATGGATCTGTACGGCTAAACTATCTTTGTCCGATAGTTCGTACTCATATTGATCTGCAATCCCTGTAATTAATTCGGCTGCAAAAACGGGGTTGCGCAAATTCCATTCCGAGAGTGCCTGACGTATGGCGGCTGTGCATGTCGCGGTTGTGAAGCGTGTTCCGTCATCCCCGAGAATTGCCTGCACTTTTGATATTAGGGTTGTTAGAGTATCGCTCATGGTTATCTCTTTTTCTTCTTTTTCTTCTTTATGTCGCTGATGATCTTATTTGATTTCAGCAGGTCGGGGTATTGCAATACATATCTGCCGCTTGCCCTGTCCCATACGGTTTTTGGGGCGTCGTTCACAAACATTATTGGCTGTCCGCCTTTTTGTTTGACTACTTCGTCCGCGCCTGCTATCGCCGTTACACTTATCCACCCGGCTTGCCCGCCGTATTGCATTACTGCCGCTGGGCCGTATGTCAATCCGGCAAGCCCGCCCTCCCCTGTTGCCGCGGCTGCTGTGAGGGCGGGGAGTGAGCCATAAACTACTCCGCCCATAACCGAAAGTGCTATTACTTTCTCCCACCATTCCAGCGGGCGTGTCATGTAGGCGTCTCTCTCGGGCGGTAGTAAATAGCTCATGTCATACGGGCCTATAACTCCGCCGTGCTGCTGGCCGGGCGCGCCATAATAGTATCCGGGGTTCGTTCCGAACGGTAACTGTACTCCGGGTATGTCATTCCATCCCCCGGTAGCCCAATCACTCGGAGCCGGAGACGACCACGACCATGGCACATAATCTCCCGGCTTCGGCGCTTTTGGCTGGCGTGGTGCTCGTGGTGGGCGCGGGGCCTGGGGTCCTTGCGGGTTCCCGTTGATTGTGCGGAAATGAGATCCCGAAGACGGGTTCTTTATGTAGATAACTCTGCGCGTCATACAGGTATACAGCCCGGCTTGTTAGGCCGGGCTTGCTCCTATTTCTTCGGTTTCCGTGTCCGCTTTACTGGCTGCGGCGTCTCTGGCGGCGTCTCTGGCTTCGCTTCGTCTTCCCGTAAGAATATCAGTTTCGGGCCTTGCTCGAACACGATTACTACCCTGTCAACGTATTCCCGCCATCCAATCGGCGTCATGCCTACCTTATCGGCTAGAGCCTGAATGTTTAGCGGGGTACGGGGTGCAATCCCGTTAGCAGAAGCGAGCGTAGCGAGCGCGGAGCCGTCTTCCCGTTGGGCTGTCATGCTATACCCGGAGGGTGTAGTTAGCAATCGCGCCGAGAAATTCTAGAACGGTCGTGCCTGCACAGATGCACGTCAACTCGACAAAGTAATAATCGCCGTTGTCGATATACGCGGGTGTGGTGATGGTGACAGTCAATTTGTGCTGGTCAACGTCCGCGGCGTCGGTGGCTGCGGTTAGGTCTTGCGTAGCTGTAACCGCGGCTTTTACTGCGACTGCTCCGTCTGCGCCGCTGGTGATCTTGTTCACGGCTGCTGTGATGCTGGTGGCCGCTGCCGTCAAAATCTCATAGTCGATCTCGACACTTTCCAGCATAGACCCTTTGAGGGCTGAACTATTCGACGGTATCATAATCGGGATAGTAACCACTGACGTTTCTGCGCCTGCGGTCTTCTGTTTGACAATCGTCCCGGTTACATTACCTGCTGCGTCTGCCCATGTTCCCGTAACGTAATGGAACATGCTGGGCGTGATGTACTGGCTCATATTGGTATCATGAACGTAACCCATTTTATATACTCCTCAACGCTTGCGCATGGGTGCGCCTGCGTGACTAATATCTCCCCTCCCCCGTTTGAGGGAGGGGAGTTGATACGCTGTTATGCGACGTTGTTTTTGTGTAACGGTCGGAAGTCTGCAACGCCTACGGCTAAGAACTGGCGCACTTTGACGCGGCTCTCGTCGTTGGCGAACATGGCCGGATCAATCTCACTGGATGCTGAGAAGATTTGAGGCTTTACCCCGAAAATCTCGCCGATCATAATACCCGGCATGAGTAGCGGGTCAACGGCTGCCGCCCAGTCGGTCGCGTCCGTCCATTCAGGGACGGTGATAGGCTCTACATATCCGCCGTACGTGGGGCCGCCTTTGGTCGCGATAACCTGCGCCTGGGTGGTTCCTGACCAACGGGGAATGAACAGGGCTTCGGCCTGTGCTTTGAGGGTGCGGGGAACGAGAATATACTTCGGCTCAATCCCTACCTTTTTCCCGGTTCCGTAGTAGCCCGCTGCATTCTTGACGAGTAGCGGCTGATTGTAAACGGCTGCGGATACGGCGTCCCATGCTGTGAAGTCGGTTCCGAGTGCGGTCGTCAACAGGTTCACATGTCCGCCTGCGGTCGTGATGGCGGTCGAGTTGAACAACGCGCCCGTGTCGGCGAGCGTGGGGCCTGCGCCCGTGTTGCTGGTAAAGATTTCTGCGACTTGCTCGGAAATATTGCGCATTCCGGCAAGTGCGACTTCATTCGGCATACGCTTGAAGGCTCGGACATCGTCGCGAAGGATCGCCTCAAGAGTGAGGGGAACATATCCGCCGAACTTCTCCCATGTGCTCGTTTCCTTGTTGTCTCCCATGGGCAATTCGGTATACTCGCCGCGTTCTGCGACTGTGGGCAGGCTGGCGACGGTTCCGGTTTTCAACCATGCAACATCATTCAGGGTTGTAAAGTGCTCTACCGTGGCGATTTTCTCCCACCAGCCATAGACGGGTTTGAGATTGTCCCATGCTTTCAGCAACATCTTGTTTTGAATGTTGGCGACGATCCCGGGGAAGTTCGCCGTCACAAGTGCGAACTCCGGATAATATCCGCCCATGATCCCACTATCCCCCGTTGCCATGACATACAATTCTTGTATGCCGCGGGCGCGGTGTACTCTCACATTCTCTTCCCCCGCTTCCCGTTCTGCGCCCAGCAAGTCAGACAGGGCAATCCGTAGCTGGTCTTCGCTGTCAATCATTCCGGTGACCTGGCCGCGGCTTGGGCCTTGAATGTTTCGCCCGCCGGTGAGGGCTGCGACTTCTTCCCGCTTCTCTTTGATTGCTTCGGTGAGACTTGCGACTTCAAAGGGTTTGCCTTCTGCAAGCATCACATCAAAGGGTTTCCGTACTGACTTTGCCGCGGCTGCGGGCAGGTTGGCCGCTGCTAAAGTTGCGTCAAGAGTGACGCGGAGTAACTTCGAGTTTTCGGCTCGTAGTTCTGTGAGCGCGGCGGCGTCGGTTTCCACCTGCTCGGTGTTCAATTCAGGCATTTGTTTATCTCCTTGTGTTTGCCTTTGGTCTGGTTGCGCGCTTAAGAATTTACCGCCGCGCGCCGGATCAATAACCACGTCGACCGATTTGACGCGGATTATTTTTGTAACCTGTCGTTGTGCGTTGAGCTGTACCTGCACAACGGAAGAGAAGCCTACAGCTCGCATAACTGCGGGGCTTGTCTTGGCTGCTTCCCGAACGTCAAGTAGTACCTGACGGGCGGGGCCTGACGGTGTAAGCTTCATTTGAATTCCCCCGTCAATCGTCCGCCATGTTGCCCCGTGGATGGTTCCGGCAAGGTTCCTAACGCTTGGGCTATTCCCCGTTCCTGGGTGGTCAATAAACACGGGTAAATCGTTGTAGAGTGGCATTGCTGCCTGTAATACTGCTCGATCAAATGTTATCCCGTGTCCCTTCGCTTCGCCTTCGGATATTGCGAGAATTTCAAAACCGTCTTCCGTGGCTGTGGCTGTGGCTGATAGTGTAAAAATATTGTCGTTTTCCATTGGTATTTCTCCTAAGTGTCGTAATGGCACATTCTCTAAACTGCCGTGTGTGGGTTCGTTGGTGTCTCTCATTTCACAGTGACAAAAACTTTGACAATAAAGGCTATCGTGTCCGGGGTGTAATCCCCCCCACTCTTCCGCGGTGTGTATCTGTCCGTGTAGTGCTTCGCATGACGGACAGGTGTTGTCCGATGTTTTTACCCATTCTTTGTTAGCCATTAGTTACCGCCTGCGTCTGAACATGGACGCTGGAAATTTGTAAACTTCGTTTTCGTTTCGGCTCGTATCCCCGCCGCGGCAAGTCCCGCGGAGATTGCGCCTAGAATGTTCGGTACAAAAACCTTACCCACTGCCGCGCCTACGTATGGGCCAAGTGTGTACCCGGTTACTGCTCCGGGTGCTAAGAATGCTGTGATTGGGAGAGTAAGTAACCCAATCATTGAAAGGTCAGTATTCGAGAAATACAATCCGCCGCGGGTCACTGGTATAAAAATATCGTGTCTAAAATGTACGGTCGTTACATTCTTGTTACAGGATGCCCAATTCGTCGCGGCTGGGCCTGTGTGACGTTGACCTGATAACGCTTTCAACCAGCGGATATTACCGCTGCGAAGGGGTGTTAATCTGCGTCCTGGGCCTGCTGGCATTACTCATCTTCCTTTGGGTCGGTCGGCTCGGCTTCATCGTCCGGGCTGGTAGCCTGCGGTTGTGCTCCTGGTGCGGTAAGCGGCTTCCGTTTGATCTTCGGGGCGGTCTTGCCTTCCCAAACTTCGGCAAACATCTTATATACAAGGCGTAAAAATTCCTTCTCGTCTATCCCTTCCCGGTCGTACAGGTCCACAAGCTGGGGATAGGCTCTCCCAAGTGCAAGGGCTAGAGTGGCGTTATCACGCTCTGTAATGTCCGGGCCTGTGACTTTGATCTCTGCTGCGGGGTTTATGCTGTTATCTTTCCGTGCTCTTACTTCGAGCGCCACGCGAGCAAGTTCTATAAGGATCTCAAAAAAATCATCCTGGCTCTCTTCGAGAGTTCTAAACGATGGGGTTCCTGCTGCTTCTGCTGTGGTGCGTGTGCTGCTTTCCGGTTCTGCTAGCCAGTGCATCGGAAACCCTACGCCCGCGGCTATATTCTTTTTGATGTTCTGTCCATCCATTGAAGCATCAAAGGCGTCTAGGTTGGCGGAGAGTATCCCCCAATCTTCGCCGCTGGCCGCGTTGGTTACTAATACGCTGCCGCTTTTGGGCGGGTTGGAGTTGATAGCCTTTTCTCTTGCGGCTCTCTCTGCTTCTGTGGCGTAGTTACCGCGGACAATATACATGAATGCAGTCCGGAAACGGTTTAGCCTTACCCGGTCTTCAAGCCATGACGAGAAACGTCCGATCCATACAAGCAAGGGCGACAGGTCTGCTTCTCCCCATGCCGATCCCACGGGCTGGTTACTGGCGAAGTGAAGCATAAATGTTTCTTGTTCTTCGTCGGGTTTGTACGCGGGCCATGCGTCGGTGGCGGTTGCGTCCCTGGTGTATCTGACTTCCTGTTCTATGTCGTTCCCCTGGGTCTCGATTTCTTCGATAAGTTCGGCGGGGGTCATTCGGATATGGCTCATCCCGGTAGCGTCAACGGTGAAAAGTGCAAATAGATTGCCCGTCCGGGTGTCTTCATCTTTCCAGCGTTTCAAGTTCTTCTTGAATTTGTTTACCTTTGCCCATTCAAGCAAAAAGTTCTGCGTAGGTTCATCGTCGCATGTAATAATCAATCCCTTCCCGATCACGAATGACGTAAGCAGTCTTACAATTCGGCGGGCTATTGGATTAACACGCCATGCTCTGAGGCTTTCGGTAAAAACTTTCTTTCTGTCCCATGTGGAACGGTTGAAGGGGTCGGTATACAGTCCGGACAATCCGCCCGTGAAAAAGTTGTTATCCTGTTCGGGGCTGACAGATAGCGCCACCTGTAAGGCGTCGTTTGCCATTGATAACTGGCGTTCTAATTGTTTTTTAGTAGGCATTTTCACTTCTCCAAGTATTGAGCGGCTTTTCTTAGCAATTCGGGGTTATCTTGAAGATTGCCGAGAGCGTGATTACAGTTTCCGCTATCAGTAGGCATTATCCATTTCCTTAAGTGCGTCGGGTTGTTCGATCACTACGGTTTCACTTGACACGTACCATTCGAGTTTGTCCAGTTCGGAAAGTTCCGCGTCTGTTAGAATAAAATCATCGTGGATCAATTCGCCCGTAACCGTGGAGCGTGTACCGTCCTTCACTCCCCATCTCATTGTTTTGGCCGGGCCTATCAACACTTCGCTTTCACAGTTTTCATACTGTTCTGAGACGGTCTCACTCGGGGCGCAATCCCTGAAACGTCCAGTTTCAATCATTCCGAGAAATGAGTACCCTATTTCTGATTTGGTCTGCTGTGTGTACTTTACAAAAATAACTTTTGTGGGATATTTATTGAGTAACATCCCCGCTAAACCCTCCCCTACCCCGGTAGCGTCGATCACAATGTACTGGATGCGCCACGCGTCAATGATGGCGCATAACTTCCCAAAAATTTTTACATGGTTCTCCCCCTGCCATGCCTGGCGGTTTACTACTCGATAAATGGGCTTCTGCAAGGTCTCTAGCTGCGAGATGTCAATGTCTGCAATATCAACGGTTGTATAATCCCTTCCTGGGTTTCCCATTCCGTCAAGATTAAGTAATGCTTCATCCTGCCCGCCCACGTCTATTGTCATTGCGTAGTTATGGCCGCGGATTGGTTCGGTCTGCGGGTCCTGGTCTCCAAGCATAAGCGCCCGCCTTCGGGCGTTGAACATTCCGGTTAGTTCGTCTATTTCTTCGCAAAAGTATTGCG